CGCTAAACTGGCCGAGAAGGCGAAGATCGCTCGCAAGCTCCCCGATGGCTGGGCCCCGATCCTGACCGAGAACGCACGGGCGCTGGTCGCTGGCTGGCCGCCCGGCATGTTTGACCAGCAACTGGCCGCATTCCGCGACCATGCCGCCGACAAGGGCCGCACCTCGAAAGACTGGCAAGCCGCATTCCGCACCTGGATCACCAACGCAAACCGCTGGAAGCCCAATGACCGAAGCAAAACCGATCAGCACCGCACTGGCCAACGTCATGACCAACGCTCAAGCCTCGCAATCGCCATCGATGACGGGCTCGAATGGCTCGGAGCTGCTTGAGCGCAAGCGCGTGTTTCTCGAAACGTTTCGCCGCTGGGAAGTCCTGTTTAAGCGCTCCGACAAGGGCGATGTGCAGGCCGCAAAGTGGCTGATTGCTGAGTATTTCGACAGCCTTGGCCACCTGTCACCCAAGGGCCTGAACGAACTGACGCGCCAACTGAAAGAGCGCTGCATATTCTTCCCAACGATCCACGAGTGTCTCAAAGTGATCAACGCTCACCGATACGATTGGGGCAACCCGTTTGCTGGTGGATATGCTGGTGGGAATCCTGCCATGTTTGCCGCGCCTGCAAGTCGGCAAGCACTCGCCGCACCAGCGCGCCAACTTGCTTACGATGGCGGTAGCGATGACTGACGGCCACACCCGCGCCATTGCAGACCAGCATGACCGCGAGCGCCGCATCTGGCTGCGCAATCACCGCCAGCGTAACCCCGCATCGGATACTGTATGATGGCTGTCACCCGGCACGCCATTCACCACGTCCAAGGCCGGGCGACGGTTCAGGACGTTCGGGACGCTTGGGTGCGCAATGGCTGGGGGAAGGTTTTTACGCCTGAGTTTGCTCGGGAGGTGATGGGGTGACCATCATCGCGGAGGTTTTTGCAATGCGTCGCACCGATGGCCGCTGCCATGACACCGGCCTGATCAAGCCGACCCGTCCCTGCCCGCACGACTTCCGCGAGACCTACATCTGCATGGGATGGGATGGGATTACCGATCATTACAACACCAACTGGCGCTGCATTCGGCGCTGGATCATCGAATGTGGAGGCGAGGCTTTGAAGCGAGATCGGGCAGCATACGTCAAGGCACATGGGGCCAAGAGCCTGCATGGAAAGGCATCGCGTCGCCGCTATGTCATGGGACAGACTTTGAAGGGGGGCGTGAAGTGAGCCTTACGCCAAAGCAGGAGCGCTTTGTCGAGGAGTACCTGCTCGATTTGAACGCCACACAGGCGGCCATCAGGGCAGGATACAGCGCGAGGACGGCATATTCGCAGGGACAGCGCCTGTTGAAGAATGCTGAATTACAGGATGCCATTGCAAAGGCGCAGGCAAACCGCTCGAATCGGACCGGTATTACGCAGGATATGGTCCTGAGCGAACTCGCCAAGATCGGGTTCAGCGATATCCGCAAAGCTATCCGCTGGGCATCGAATGTCGCAGTAGCTGCGCCTGACGAACGGACGCTTGATCAGATTATGGAGGATGGCCCGGGTGAAGTTCGCCATGCCCTGACCAACCAGGTCGAATTGATCGACAGCGATGCGATCGATGACGATACGGCTGCTGCCATTGCCGAGATTGCCCAGACCGATCGCGGTGGTCTCAAGGTCAAGCTACATGACAAGCGCGCGGCATTGGTGGATATTGGCAAGCATCTCGGCATGTTCAAAGAGCGCATTGAGCACACCGGCAAGGACGGCAAAGACCTACCATCCCCGACCATCGCAATATTTGCCCTGCCCGACAATAAGCGTACCTGACCGCCATGAATACCATCATGCCGCAGATCGTTGAAGGCAAGACGATCATGCCTCAGCCGGGGCCACAGACGGCGTTTTTGGCAACTCCGGCGGACATCGCGATTTATGGTGGCAGCGCTGGCGGTGGCAAGACGTGGGCGCTGTTGCTCGAAGACCTGCGCCATATCCATAACCCCGACTTCGGCTCGGTCACATTCCGCCGGTCAACGGTGCAAATCCGCAACGAGGGCGGGTTATGGGATGAAAGCGCCAACCTCTACCCGCTGGCTGGGGGATCGCCGAAAGAGCATGTGCTGTCGTGGCAATTCCCGAGTGGCGCGACGGCAAGCTTCACCCACCTTGAACACGATAAGACCCGGTTCAACTGGCAGGGCTCGCAAATCCCGTTGATCAAGTTCGATGAACTGACACACTTCACCCAGTTGCAATTCTGGTACATGGTCAGCCGTAACCGATCGATGTGCGGCGTTCGGCCCTACATCCGCGCCACCTGCAACCCTGACGCCGATAGCTGGGTTGCCGAGCTTATCGCATGGTGGATCGATCAGGATACCGGGCTGCCGATTCCCGAGCGCTCCGGCGTGCTGCGATGGTTCGTCCGCGTTGGCGAGGTGCTGAAATGGGCCGATAGCCCCGCCGAACTGGCCTGCTACACCATGGTCAATGAGGCCGGCGAGCAAGTCCCGATCCCGCCGAAGTCGCTGACGTTCATCCCGGCCAAATTGACCGACAACAAAGCGCTGATGGCTGCCGATCCCGGCTACATGGCATCGCTGCTGTCGCTACCGATGGTCGAACGTGAGCGGCTGCTAGGTGGTAACTGGAAGATCAGACCCGCCGCTGGGCTGTATTTCCAGCGCTCATGGTGCCAGACCGTCGATGCCATCCCCACCGGCACGACCTTCGCGCGAGGTTACGACCTTGCCGCGACACCGCGCACAGCCGAGAACCCCGACCCCGACGCAACAGCGAGTGTCAAGATAGGCAGGATGCCTAGCGGGCGGTACATCGTGGTCGATAGCGGCAATGACTGCCTGTCCCCTGCAGGTGTTGAACGGTTGATCGTCAACAATGCCTCGCGTGACGGCAAGTCCTGCAAGATCAGCCTGCCGCAAGATCCTGGACAGGCAGGCAAGAGCCAAGTCGCCAACCTCAAGCTGGCGCTGTCGGGCTACAATGTCCGGTCCAGTACGGAAAGCGGCGACAAGGTGACGCGGTTCGGCTCGTTCTCTGCGCAGGCCGAAGGTGGCAACGTGGACGTGCTGCGCGGCGCTTGGAACGATCGCTGGTATTCGGCGCTTGAGAACTTTCCGACCGCCAAGCATGACGACGATGCCGATGCGACTTCGCGTGCATTCGATGCCGTGGCGCTGGGTGGCCGCTACGACATAGGCGCGCTGACCTGACGGCGGTAACACCAAGCCAACCTGCCAGCCATAACCCCGGCATGGGTATCGCAACACGCCTAGCGGACGGTCTTCGCAACGCAATTACCGGCCAAGGAACCGCACGCGATGCACGCGGCGCAGGCGCTTACGTGCCCACGCGCCCCATGACGCAGGTCGAAATCCACGCGGCCTATACCGGCAGCGGCCTGATGCGGAAGATTGTGCGCATCCCCGCGCTCGACATGATCCGTGAGGGCCGCGCTTGGGAAATGGATCGGGGCCAGATCGAGGCGTTGGAGGCAGAAGAAAAGCGCCACCAGCTTGCGCAAAAGCTGCTCCAGGTCGAAACCCTGCGTGGGCTTGGTGGCGGGGCCTTGATCCTTGGCCTTCCGGGCGACCCTTCGCAGCCTGCCCCCACGACCATCGGCAAGCAGGGTTTGGCCTACATCAACGTCGTGTCACGCTGGCACCTGACGTTCATCCAGCTTTCCAGCGATGCCACGCAACCGGGTTATGGCGAGCCTGTCGAATGGCTCATGACCACGCAGAATGGCCGACAGGTTGCGATCCATCCTAGTCGCGTTATCCCGTTCAAAGCCGACACGAGCGCCAGCCTTGCCGCGCCGACGCAGTTCAACAGTGCAGACGCCTATTGGGGTGAAAGCACGGTTCAGCAGGTACTCGACGCGGTAAAGGACAGCGACACGGCCCGCGCATCGTTCGCGGCGTTGCTGCACAAGGCGCGAGGGACCCGCATCGGCATCCCGAACCTAACTGAACTGGTCTCGACCACCGATGGCGAGGCCCGTCTGTCGGCCCGTCTGTCAACAATCGCACTCGCCGAATCGATCTACAACGCATCGGTTTACGACGCGGGCAATGGCGCAGACGGTCCCGCCGAAAAGATTGACGATGTGGCCTACAACTTCGCCGGGGCCAAGGATGTCCTGAGCGCGTTTGCCGAGTTCGTCTGTGCTATCTCCGACATCCCGGCGACCCGCCTGCTTGGCCGCGCGCCCGAAGGCATGAACTCATCGGGTGACAGCCAGCAAAAGGACTGGGGCAAGATGGTGCGCGCGCGGCAAACGCTGATGCTCGCACCATGTTTGGACCAGTTGGACCGCTATCTTGTGCCGTCCGCACTGGGGTCGATGCCGGATAAGGTTGATTACGACTTTGCCCCGCTGGAAGCCCCTGACGCCGACAAGAACGCGACCCGGTTCAAGACCACCGCCGATGCATTGACCTCCATCCTTGCCCTTGGCGCGATGCCTGAACGCGCATTCAACGAGGCGGTGCAAAACACGCTTGTCGAAGGCGAGTGGATGCCGGGCCTTGGGCAGGCTCTTGCCGTGATCCCTGAAAACGAGCGCTTCGGCATTGTGGCCGATCCATCCCTTGACCCGGGCAACAGCGGAAAGGAGGCTGATCCAAATCTAGCCGGTACAGGCGGCGCGCCTGAGGTGACGCCGCCTGTCCGTGCGAATGACGCCACGCCACGCCCACTGTATGTGCAGCGCAAGCTCTTGAATGCTGCCGATCTGATCGCCTGGGCGAAGTCGCAAGGATTTGAAACCACGCTGCCCGCATCAGATATGCACGTGACTGTGTTATACAGCCGCTCGCCTATCGATCCAATGCAGATGGGGGAATCATGGTCAAATGACCCTGATGGCGGTATCGTGATAAAGCCCGGCGGCCCGCGTGCTCTTGAGCAGTTCGGTGAAGGCACGGTCGTTTTGCAATTTGCATCATGGGCACTGCAATCGCGCCACAATGAGATGGTGCAGGCTGGCGGCAGTCATGATTTTGCAGAGTACCTTCCACACGTGGCTATCACTTACACGGCGCCAGATGGCGTAAACATCGACACGATTAAGCCGTATGCTGGGGAATTGCGTTTCGGTCCTGAACTTTTCGAGCCGCTAGATCTGGATTGGAAGTCCAAGATCACGGAGGCCTGATGCGCTTCGACCTCGCCACACTCTACCGCCGCGCGATCAAGACGCCGCGCCGCAAAGCCATCGCTTTCCAGCAAGTCACGGTGCCCGCCATGCTGGCTTCGGACCTTTACGCGTCGGCTTACGCTCCGGTGCTGGCCGAATGGTCAAACGCCATCCCGACGATCATGGCCGAATACGAGCGCAGCCTAGCCGAGGTGACCACCGACGCCGCGCCGGAACTGTCTGGCATCATCGTAAGTACGGAAGCCGGCGTATCGGCTCTTTCGATCATGCTGCGGCTGAGGCTTGAGCGCTGGGCCAAGCGGATCGAGGAGGCACAACGCAAGCGGTGGGCGGCATCGGTCAAACGCGGGTCTGGCATCGACATTGGGATGCTGGTTGGCCCGGACGATGTTCGTTTGCCGCTCGGCACCGTGATCGAACGCAACGTGGCTCTGGTGAAGTCCGTGTCCGATCAAGCGCGCACCCGCATGTCCGACAGCGTGTTTCGTGGCCTTTCAGAGCGCAAACCTGCCCGTGATGTGGCTGCGGAACTGCGTGAGGCCGTGGACATGGGCAAGCGGCGTTCGCTGTTCATTGCCAGCGACCAATTGAGCAAAGCCGTTGAAACGCTCAACGAGGAGCGGCGCAGGCAGGCGGGTCTGAGCATGTGGGAATGGATCAGCAGCCACAAAGCACACCCGCGCCCCGAACACGCTGCCCGCGATGGCAAGCGCTACGATGACAATGCCACGTCAGGCGCGCACAAGCCGCCCGAGGACAGGCCGGGGCAGCTTCCTTATTGCGGATGTACTTCGCGTGCCGTGCTCTCACTTGATGGCGAGTTCTGACGGCGGTAAAACCCGCACGCGGACCGCCCTACTACGCTGAGCATGGTCCAGCTTTTCGACACGCTCAACCTTGACGCTGCACAGGCCCGCATCTGCGCCGATGGCTCGCTTGTGGCTGTCGTTCGCGCGGCGCGCACCGGCATACAGGAGTATCGCGGGGCCGAAGTCGATCCGACCGGCGCGCTTGGCTTTCGCGACAAGGCCATTGTCCGCGTTTACCGGCCTGATGAGGAGGTGTTCGCCAAGGACAGCCTTGCCACCTATGCCGCCGCGCCTGTCACGATTGACCATCCGTCCGTTGCAGTGACCGCCGACAACTGGGGGCAATACGGCAAAGGTGAAATCAATGGCGACATTGCCCGCGATGGCGAGTTCGTCCGTGTGCCGATCATCGTGCGCGATGCTGCCGCCGTCGCCAAGGTCCGCACGACCCACAAACAGCTTTCGATGGGGTACGCCTGCACGCTCGATGCCACGCCGGGCACCGCGCCCGATGGGCAAGCCTTTGACGCCGTGCAGCGCAACATCCGCATCAACCATATCGCCGCAGTTCCTGCCGCTCGGGGCGGGCCGGAACTCAAGATCAGCGATGATGCATCGCCCCTCACCCACAAGGAGCCGGAAATGGCTGGAACAATCATCGTTGACGGCCTGCCGGTTTCGCTGGCCGATGAAGCTGCGGTGCGTGCCGTCGTGTCCAAGAAGGACGCCGCAATCGCCGACGCCGCCAAGGCGCTGACTGACGCGCAGGCATCGCTTTCGACCGAGCAGGGCAAGGTTGCCGCGCTCGAAAAGCAGTTGGCCGACGCAAAGGCCGAACTGGCCCCTGCCGCTATCGAAAAGCGCGTGGCCGATCGCGCTAAGCTGGTGGCTGACGCCAAGAAGCTGGTCCCGGCCATCGTGACCGACGCGGTGGACGAAATGGCAATCCGTCGTGCTGTCGTCTCGGGCAAGCTGGGCAGCGCCGCTGATGGCCTTGATGACAACGCCATTGCAGGCGCGTTCATCGCACTGCTGTCGGGCTGTGAGGACGCCGCCCCGGTTCCCAAGGTCCACAATCTTGCCCCGGCGCAGTTCGCCGACACCGCCACCGTCCGCGATGCCATTCGCGCCGCTCGCTACGCCTGAGGAGGGCTGACCGATGACCGTACTTCAGAGCACTTACACCGATACCATCGCACTCGGCTATCCGGGCCTCATTGCCAATGGCGAGCAGGGCAACCGCATCTCGCGTACCTGCGAAACCGCTGCCGGTATCGGCTTTGGCAAGGCCGTTTATCGCGGTTCTGGCGACCATGGCTGCCTGCTGGCTCAGACCCTGACCGGCGCGGGCGCTGTTGTCGCGGGCAACACTGGCACAACCACGATCACCGCCAGCCCGACTGTTGGGGCCGGCGCCAAGATCGGTGTGTACAAGATCACGCAGATCGTTACCGGCGCAACCGGCGCTATCACCGTTGAAGACCCTGATGGGTATACTGTTGCGCGCGGCGTGGTCGGCACTGCGATCACCACCATCCCGGGCATCACGTCTGTCACGCTGGCCGGCACCGGCACCCCGACCGCTGGCGATCAGTGGACCATCACCGTGACCGGCAACGCCTTCCTCGGCATTGCCATCGCCACGTCGGCGCTTGGCTACATCGCCGGGCAGGATGCTGACGAATACCAGCAGTACGATGCGGTCAACATCCTGACCGGCGGCACCCCGATCTGGGTGACGGCAGGCGGCACCGTGAACGATGGCGATCCGGTTTCGGTCGATTCGTCGGGCAACTTCGTCACCGGCTCCGGCGTTCCGCTGGCTGGCTGGGTATTCGACACGACCGGCGCTTCGACCGGCCTTGTCAAGATCGTCAAGCGCTAAGGAGTGCGACAAATGAACGCGATCACCAACTTCTATGACCGCGCTTCGGGGCGCATCTCTGACCCCGAAATGTTCATGCTGGCCGACGCTGATCTGAAGCGCCAGGTCATCAGCATCTGGGCCGCCGACAACGCGCGTCATGCCGCGACCTTCGCCGACAAGATCGATGCGTTTTTCAGCGATGCTCAGGTGGGCTATGCCTTCCTTTCGCCGCAACTGCACCGCATCGAAACCGAGGTCTACATGACCCGGTATCCGTCGTTCGACATCACCCGTTTCATGACGGTCGATTCGTCGGGCGATATGTGGGACGTGGGTACCATCGTCTATTCGATGGATCAGGTCGGCAATGCCGAGTTCCTTGCCGCTGGCGCATTCGACATGCCCTACGCTTCGTCCAAGATGGATCAGGGCGTGCGTAACTACCACCTCGCCGGCATCGGCTACGAGTGGAACACGCAGGAACTGCAGCGCGCCGCGAAGATGGGCCGCTCGCTGTCGTCGGACAAGGCGCAGGCTGCCGTGATGGCTGCGGACCGCTTTGTTTATGGCATCGGCATGACCGGCAAGAACCCGGCTGGCGCATCTGAAAAGGGCTGGACCGGCTTCGTTAATGATGGCTCTGCCCCTTCGGCGCAGGTCTCTGCGGACGGCACCGGTTCGTCGCGTCTGTGGTCGGCCAAGACCGCTGACCTGATCCTGCGTGACATCAACGAAGCGATCACCGCTGTCGAAACCAATACGGGCGAAACCCATGTGGCGAATACGCTGGTCCTGCCGACCACCGCGTACAACTATGTGGCGACCAAGCGTCTGGACAACACCAGCACCACGATCCTGAGTTACTTGCAGGCCAACAACACGGCCGGCGAAAACCTCTCGATCAAGAAGAGCCGCGCACTGGAAACCGCAGGCACCGGTTCGAGCACGCGCCTGATCGCGTATGACAACAACCCGCAGGTCGTGAAGTTCCACCTGCCCGGGCCGCACCAGTTCCTGCCGCCGTTCCAGAAGTCGAGCCTCGTCTATGAGGTAGCGGGCCTCATGAACGTCGGCGGCTGTGAAGTTCGCCTTCCCAAGGCGATCCGCTATAGCGACTCATTCTGACCATGGCGCTGGTCCGCAATATCAGCACCGGCCCGCGGGGCGCGTATCTTGATGGCGTGCTGCATTGGGCCGAAGTGGGCCAGAGCATCGAAGCCGACGACTTCGCGCTGGAATGGTTCGAGGAAGTCGGCGGCGATGCGCCGGAATTGGCCGATATGACCGTGGTCCAACTGCGGGCATTCGCCAAGGCTAAGGGTATCACGCTGGGCGATGTCACTACCAAGGCTGACATCATCAGCACGATCGAACTGGCGCTCGAAGCCAAATAACCCTTTCCGTCCGGGGAGTATGGGGGCCGTCTCGAAGGGGGCGGCCTCTTTGCGTTGACGGCGGTAACAAGTCCCGCCCTGCCCTGCCAATACGGACCCATGGCTTACACCGCGCCCACTGCCGCAAATCTCAAGGCCAAGTATCCGGCCTTTGCTGCCGTGATTGATGGCACCATCACACCATGGCTGACCGAGGCCGCAGCCGAATGCGCCACGTTCATCGAGGCAGACCGGGCCCGGGCAGAGATGGCCTATGCCGCACACCGCATGACGGAACTGGGCATCGGCGCTACGGCGGTTCCGGCGGGCGTCACGTCGTTCAAATCCGGCACGTTCAGCGCAACGGTGTCGGATAGCATCGCCGGGGCTACGGGCTTTGATGCCACCGTCTATGGCCGCGAGTTCAAGTTGCTGCGTCGGCGCAGCTTTGCCGGGCCGCGCATGGCATGGACCCCGCCTGCGGTTGACAGCTAATGTTCGCGCAGGCGTTTGCATCCATCGCCACGGGCATTGCGGCTCAGTTCGGCGGGCCGTTTCAGGAGGTCACGGTGAGGTGGCCGGGCGCGCCGATCTATGACGATGGCGGTTCGATCATCACGCCGGGCGCGCCTGTCTCGCTGACCTGCAAGGCACAGTTCGATGTACCGACCGAAGCCATGCGTTCCGATCCGGGTTTTCTGGAACGCGATATGCGCCTGATCGTGTTGGCTGCAACGCTGGCAGCCCCGCTGGACAGCGCCGCAAAGGTCGTGGTCGCATCGGGTGAGTACGCAGGCACATGGTCTCTGGAAACGTGCCAGGGCGATCCTGTGGGCATCGGCTACGAATGCCGCGCGCGGAGGGTAGCCTAATATGAGCATGACCGGGCGTGATGGCCATATTGCGCGGCTCAGGCGGCTTACTAGCGAGGTGGAGCGCATGGCCGGGCGTGTGGTCTACGTCGGATCTGACATGATCCGTGCGGAAGCCTTTCGATCCATTTCGGCAGGGTCGGTATCGGGCCGCAATCATGTGCCATCTGCCCCCGGTCAAGCACCGAACCGCGACACGGGCGTTTTGCAAAGCCATATTGTCAATGAACTGGTCGGACCAGTTACTGCCGAGGTTCGCTCCGAAGCACCCTATGCGGCGGAACTGGAAATGGGCACGTCCAAGATGGCAGCCCGCCCCTATATGCGCCCGGCGCGTGACAAGATGGCCCCGAAAATCCGCGCCCTGTTTGCTAAGGAGCTGGGCAAGATTATCAAAGGCTCTGGCGCATGACCGTTGGCCTGCAAAAGCTGGTCCGTCGCGCAATCATGGTGCGCTTGAAGGCTGACGCCGGCCTGACAGCGCTTGTCCCGGCGGCAAGCATCAATCCCCCCGGCGTACCGACATGGCCCTTTGTCGTCCTGCGCAGCCCGGTGACGCAGCGGCTCAAGGCATCGTGCGTCAATGGCGGTCAAGGATCGTGGGACATTCATGCATTCGCCGGGCCGCGTGAGGTCGCAGGCGCAGTGGTCGAGACTGCCGAGGATCATGCCGGGAGCATCGGCGCAGCGATCGAAACCGCGCTGGCCGATGCATGGCTGCCCCTGTCCGGGTCGGCAAAGGTGCGGGTGCGGCTATCAGACATTCGGTTGCTGCAGGATGGCGATCCCGACCACTTCCATTGGTTCGCGCAAATCAACTGGCGGGCGTTGGCGGGTTGAGGCTTGTGTGTTAGCCTGATGGCATGACAGACGAAACAACCGAAGCTCCGCGCCGCCCTTCCGGTCTTACTGTGGTTGGCAATCTCATCGCCGCGATAGGCTTTGGCATCATCGTGCATGCGCTCGCGGTCTATGATCCCACTGTTGCAACCCCGATCACCGATGCCATGGGTCTTGATGTGATGTCAGGCAATGGCGTCTACAACATTGGCCTGTTGCAAGAGCAGTTCATGCGGCTGGTCTTGGGTTGCACTATGGCAATGGCTGGCGTTGTGATGGCCTGTACCGGCCAGATCAAGAACGCGATTGCCGACAAGGACGCATGACCTCCGACTATCCTGAAAGCGCGGCCATCGACCTTACCATGGTGTTGATTGCCGAACTGATGCGCGACGGTCTGCTTGATGCGCAAAACGTGGCGAGCATGATGCGCCGGCTTCGGCTGTCTGACCTTCCCGACCTTGCTGACCGGTTGCAGGGTCTTCACCTGTCCAACCAGATCGACGCGCCAGACCAAGTACGCGACTCACTTCACGTGGTCGATAGCTCTGACGGCGGTAACACCGGCGAATAAGGCGATCTAGACCCTCGCCATGTTTGCGAGGAGCGCGACCAAATGAGTGTCCCGACCAATTTTGACTTTGCCGTGTTCAAGATCGGCGATGGCACCACGCCTTCCGAGGTGTTCACCATCGTCTGCGGCGTCACCGATGTGACGATCAACCAGGTAGCGAACAGCAGCGACCGCTTCATTCGTGATTGCGCCAAGCCCGGACAGGTTCCATCGCGCAAGGTCCGCGTGACCGGCAAGCAACTGGACATCACCGCCACCGGACTGACCGACCTGACGACGTTCGACACCTATTCGGACGTGATCGGCACCCGCAAGAACGTCAAGGTCGAGCTTTACGCCGACGACGGCACCGATACCGGCGACCTGCTGGGCACGATCGCGGCAAATATGCTGATCGCATCGCTGAACGTCGGTGTGCCGCGTGACGGTGAATCGAGCGCGGAATTTGCACTGGCCAGTCATGGCGACTGGACCTTCACGGCGGCATAAGGAAAGCACAACATGGCTGGTGTTCGCGGCGAAATCGCAACCCGTTTCAATCTTACTCAGGTCGGCACCAACGATCTTGGCGCGCCGAAAATGGCCGTCAATGTCGAAAAGCTATTGTCTCTTTACGAAGGCACGGACGCGACGAACAAGGCAAATATCCTGTTCAGCGACACGCGCACGCTTGCCGCCAGTTCGAACGAGAACATCGACTTTTCCGGCGCGCTGACTGACGCATTCGGGGCAAGCATCGTGGCGGCTGAGGTCGTTGCCCTGCTGGTCACTGCCGACGCGGCGAACGTCAACAACGTGCAGGTCACGCGCCCGGCAAGCAACGGCTTCATTGGCCCGTTTCTGGCGGCAGGCGACGGTGTTGCCATCAAGCCCGGCGAATGGATGTCGTTCGTGTCGCAATCGGGCTGGGCTGTTACCGCCGCCACTGGTGACCTGCTCAACATCGCCAATAGCGGTGCTGGCACGAGCGTCACGTACTCGATTATCATCGTCGGTCGTACTGCTGCGGCCTGATCGATGGAAACCGCGCTCATTGCCGAGTTCGGTGACGGCGAATATCGCTTTTACCTTCCGCTGCCTCAGGTGTTCGAGCTTGAGCGCAGCGGGGGCGATACCTCCATCCTTGTCATGGAGGATCGGCTTCGTGCGGCGATTGGGCAGGACGCAGACGGCAATGCGCACTTCCTTGGTGGCGGGTCTGCCATGGTCAAGGACGTGCTTGAAACCATCCGACTTGGCCTGATCGGCGGCAATTCCGGCATGGTCGATGGGCAGGAGGTCGAGGTCGGCCCCTTGCGTGCCAAGCAGCTTGTGAACCTCTACGCCTACCCTGCCCGTCCGTTCGAGGAATCGGCGGTGCTGGCATGGCGCATTCTGTCGGCTGCGATCTTCGGAATTAGGCTCAAAAAAAAAGAGGCAGCGCCAGCGTAGGCGATGCGCCCTGCTTCAATAAAGGGCAGATCATAGCCAACTGCGGCGCGCTGGGGCTCGATTGGCGGTTTCTGTCCCTGTCGGCCTACATGGAGGCAATCGAGGCGCACAACGCCACGAACGACCCCTCAAACAAGCCTGAACCGCGCGCACCTGAGAACGTGGACCGCCTGCGCCGCTTTCGTAAGGCACTAGGGACTGACGGCGGTAACGGCGGCTGAGGCGCTAGACTAGCGTGCTGAGGCTGTCCGGAGTTCCCCATGGAAGTTGATCCCGTCGTCCTGCAACTGCGTGCCGAATTGAACGGTTACCTGACGGCATTGCGCAACGGTACGCGCACCGTCGATCAGGAATTGGGCGCACAGGAAAAGCGTGCGCAACGGCTTGAGCAGGAGATGCGCAAGTCGAGTGAGGCGATCAAGGGGCACATCAAGGGGCTGGCTGCTGGTCTGGCTGCGGCGTTCACCGGGCGCGAACTGGTGGGCCTGCTGGACAGCTTCACGCGGTTGCAGAACAATCTGCGTGTGGCGGGTGTGGCTGGCGACGAAATGAAGGCTGTGCAGGATCGGCTTTTTGCTTCGGCGCAGAAGTACGGCGTTGAGCTTGAGGGGTTGTCGTCGCTTTTCAGCACTCTGACGCAGGCTAGTACGCAGCTTGGCGCATCGCAGTCCGACGTTTTCAAGGTGTCGGATGCCGTTTCTGCATCACTCAAGATCACCGGTCTATCGGCAGGCGAGGCGTCAGGCGCACTGCAACAGCTTGGTCAGGCCTTGCGCGGTGGGACCATTCAGGCCGAGGAATACAACTCGCTGCTCGACGGCCTCTACCCTCTGCTTGAAGCTGCGGCGAATGGGTCTAGCCGGTTTGGCGGATCGGTTGCTGAACTGACCAAGCAGGTCAAGAGCGGTAAGGTTTCGAGCCAGGAGTTCTTTCGAGCGATCATTGCTGGGTCTGATGTTCTGGACAAGAAGGCGGCAAATGCAGCCCTTACGCTGTCTGCCGGTGTCACCTCGCTGACCAATGCAATGACAGTCTATTTCGGCGAAGCGGACAAGGCCAATGGCGTGTCGGCTGCGCTGGGAGAAACGCTGGGCTTGCTGGCTGATCATCTCGACACGATCATCCCCGCGCTGGCCACCATTGCGACCTACATGGGCGTCAACATGGTGACGGGCGCAGTTTCTGCGAGCGCGGCAACAGGCGTGCTGGGGAATACCATGTTCGCCCTGCAAGCCCGTGCTGCCGGGGCTGCGACCAGCATGGAGGCGCTGGCCTTCGCGATGAACGGCTTGAAGCTGAACATTGTTGCAGTGGGCCTGACAGCACTGGTGGCGGGCATTGCCTATCTGGCAACCCGAAATAACGAGGCAGCAAGCGCGACCGATACACTGGCTGCATCAACCAATGCCGCGTCGAAGTTTCAGGCCGACATGAACGCCATCCTTGATCGCGATCCTTCGACCAAGGTGGCGGGCGACACGAACAAGCTGGCTGCGGCCCGGCGCGATGCAGCCAAGGCAGCATACACTCAGGCAACGGCAGAGATTGCTCTGCGCAAGGCTCAGGCGCAGGATGATTTGAACCGGGCGCAGCGTGGAGTTTATGTCGGTGGCAATCGAGGCACAGGCGTTAGGGAAGTTGCCTATGGCGCTGGTCGCGGCGGAGCAATGGACCGCGCTAAAGCCGAAAAGGATGCCAAGGATCGCTTGGCTGCGGCCAATGCCGAATTGAATGCTGTTGGTGGGGCGTACAATGCTGCCATTGCCACGCCTTCCGCTGGCATGTCAGGTGCTGCAAGCGTGCCTAAGTCAGTCAAGGCAAAGGGCAAAGGCGCATCTGGTCCGACTTCCGCAGAAATTGCCCAGCGGTTCAACGACGAACTGGCGAGCCTCATGGCTCAGTCTAATTCGGCTCAGCAGTCTATCGCCAAATCGACTGGCGAGCGGGCCGAGATGGAACTTCGCAACGTCGAACTATCGCGCATCCGGGCGCTGGATGGGATCGAGTCCGACAAGAACTATTCGCGCCTGCAAAAAGATCGGTTGAAGGCTCAGGTTGAAACACTGGCCGCTGCCGAACGTGAGCGCATTGCTGCCGAGAAGAAGGCCCAGGACGAACAGGACGCCCGCGACCTCGCACAAGAGCGCTATGCGAACGAACAAGCGGCATTGCAGGTGCAGTACGACCTTGCTGACAGCCAGAGCGAGCGGAAGCGCATTGCACTTGAACTAGTGGCATTGGAAACCCGCCACCAGAAGGCATTGCTCGAAGCCGTGCTTGCGTCCGAAACTGCCGGCCAAGCCGAGAAGGACCGCGCGCGGGTTCAGATTGATGGGATTAACGCGCAGGCATCTGCCCGGTCCGATAGTGCATCACGCGCCAACGAGTCTCCGCTCGAAGCCTACAAGCGCAAGCTCAACAAAAGCGACGGTGCGATTAGCGAGGATATCGAAGGCTATGTCGTGGATGAACTTAACAGTGTCCGCGACGGCATACGTGGCGCGATGGAAAAGGCTATCGGCGTCAAAGACCCGCTGCTTTCCGGCATCCTCAACACGTTTATCGAGCAGGTCATTCTGAAACCGATGGCTGAGGCTTTGGCGAGTACATCGGGTGGGAGCGGTGGCGGAATCGGCGGGTTTCTCGCCAGCGTCGGCACATCGTTGTTCGGTCGCGCCTCCGGTGGTTATGTCGCGCCGGGGCAAATGGTGCGGGTAAATGAAAGCGCCACACCGGGCCGGGTAGAAGGCTTCCAGCCTACCGGATCGGGCCATGTGATCCCGCTTGGCCGCATGAACGCAGGACAGGGCCGCAGCGGCGCGCGGGTGTTCAACGTATCGGTCGATGCGCGTAATTCGGTCACGCCTGACGGGTTCGCGCAACAGCTTTCCGGGCAAATCCTGCAACAGGCGGCGGCGATGGACATGCAGACCGGATCGGCTGTCCTGCGCGCCGTGCCGGGCCGATTTGACCAATACAATCGGGATGGCTCCTGATGGCTGGCTATCGCGAAAGCTATGTGTTTCGGATCGAAACTGACGATCCCGCTACGTTCTGGTCGGGCCATGGCAGCTTGCTACTGCCGTCCGATGCGATCTTGCCAGCGCCAACACTGGTGCCGGGTGCTGGCGAACTGGTAAGCATCCCTGATCTGGAATCGCTGATCAACGGCAAGGCGCAGCGCATTGATGTGACGCTTTCCGGAGTATCGGCGGACACGATCATCATCGCCACGGACGAAGCCCCACAAATCCCCGGTGCGCCGGTCTATATCGGGCGTGTGTCCTTTGACGCGGCTTGGCAAATTACCGCAGTCGATTGGGAGTGGGCCGGGCAAGGCGTCAAGCTCTTGGTCGGTAGCCAGCCAAGCGATATGGGGCGCACGCGGACCATGACGCTTTCGGTATCGGCGGGTGACACGCAGCGGCGGCGCGCCGCTTTCGCATTCTTCACCGATGCCGATCAACGCCGCGAATATCCCGATGATGCCATTTTCAGCCATGTTGGCGGGATCAATACCGGCACGTCCCGGCGCTGGGGTCCGGCATGAGCGCGCTGGGTGACTACTTGCAAGAGGCCAGCCTTAGGCGGCGCGAGGCTGGCGTGTGGGACTGTGCGACGTTCCCGGCGGGTTGGGTCATGTGGAACGGCCTGCCCGATCCCATGGCGGCATGGCGTGGGCAATACCGGGCAGAGTTCGAGCCTGACGATCTGGCAGGCTTGTTTTCCGAAGCACTGGCGGGGTTCGAAGTAGTTGCCGAGCCCATCGAGGGCGACATCGGCGTAGTGCAGATTTTCGGCGCGCAGGCGGGTGCGATCTACACCGGCAAGCGGTGGGCAGTCGTGGCGCAGCGTGGGCTTGGGTTTGTCTCGCTAGGGCCGAATGATCCGGTGAAGGTGTGGAGGTTGCCCAATGGGTAAGACGCTGGGCAGTATCCTGATTGTGGCGGCGGCTATCGCTGTCAACGTTATCCCCGGAGCAGGGCAGGCAATCAGTGGCGCGCTGGGATCAGCGCTGGCCAGCGGCGGCATCTATGCAACCACGGCTTTCTCCATTGCTTCAACCGTTGTATCAGGCCTTACCCTTGGCTTGACCGCTTTGGGCGTTCAATCTGCGGCAGGGCTGCTTGGCCTTGGCCCGTCTATGCCTAAACCTGTAACCACCGAAACAGCGATCAAGACAAGCCGTCCTCCGCGCATCTCTGCCTATGGCCGGATGCGTCTTTATGGCGCGTACATCATCTATGAGACTGCCGACAATGGCGTGGCGGTCGATGTCTATGCAGTGCATGAAGGCCAGATGAGCGCGCTTGTGCAGCGCTATCTCGGCGATGATCCCGTGACCCTTACTGCTGAGTTCGTCAATGCCGGATCAGATGGCCGGTATGGTGACAGCAAGGTCAGTTTCTACCACACGGATGGGGCGGTTCCCGGCACGCCGTTTAGCGCTGTGACTACGCTGCTGGGGTCCACGATCTGGACAACCGACCATCGCGGCGATGGCGTGGTGCTGGTGGCCGTACTGAGCGCGTCGGTGAAGGCCGAAGACTTCCAGACGATCTACCCGCAAAGCCAACCGCCGATCCCGTCGCTTGTGGCAGATTGGCAGGCGTGCCCCAACCCATCGTCGTCGGACCCGCTTGACGAGAGCGGATGGGGCTACACGGAAAACCCTGTGCGTCACCTGCTGCACTATATGCTGGTACGCGAGGGGCCCAAGCCGTCGCTGCCGAAGTCGGACGCGGGCTATGCCGCTGAACTGGCCGCGCTTCGGTCGGCATGGTGGGCTGCGAAAATCGCGCCGACGCTCAGCTATTGGATTGCGGCGGCTGCGGTTTGCAATGAAGCGCGGACCCTCAACGCTGGCGGCACGGAAGCGAAATACCGCGCCTGCATTGCGCACAAACACACCGAAAAGCATGAGGCGGTGAAGTCTGCAATCCTCGCCACGTTTGATGGATGGATGGCTCCGCGCGCTGATGGTGCAATCGTGATCTACGCAGGAAAATACTACACCCCAACGGTTAGCATCGGCCCCGACGAAATCGTATCTTATACCTATGAAGGCGGCGGCGTTGACGATGACCGGGCCGTCAACGAACTGGTCTGTTCCTATGTGTCAGCGTTGCACGATTACAACACCGTTGAATGCGATGCATGGCGCGACGAAGACGACATTACCGAGCGCGGGCAGGTGCTGTCATCGTCGCTTGATCCGGGCGTGCCGAGCCATGCGCAAGTCCGGTATCTGGCTAAGCGCCTGATGCAGCGGACCAATGCGCCGAGCCGTGGCACCGTGACCACCAACATTGCGGGGCGGGCGGCGCGCGGCGAGCGGTTCATCAATCTGCGGATCGAGGAATCTGGCGCGGTGTTTTACGATGGCCCCGCCGAAATCCTGTCGCTGTCACGCAGCCTGTCCGGCGGTGTCACGTTCGAATGGGTGCAGGCTGACCCGGCGGTGGACAACTGGACTGCGGCCACTGAGGAGGGCGAGCCCGCTGCGGTGGGCAATCGTATCGCGCCTACCCCGCTTGATACGCCTGCGATCGACACCGCTACGCCTGCCACCGAAAGCGGGCAATCCTACGTTGACCTTGACGTGACCGCGCCGGATCGGACGGACATGACCTGGTATGCTCATTGGCGCATCGACGGGGCCTCTGTGTGGGGTGCTGATGCGGTCTATACCGACACGGCTGCGGGTTCTCCGGTCGCGCTCAGGGTCGGTCCTGTGCCGTCTGGTGAGACTATTGAGGTTGAGGTGGCTTACACCGTAGGCGATGGCCGCCGCTCGCCATGGTCTGCATCGACAAGTGTTGTGATCCCCTGACGGCGGTAACGAGACGCGCGCAGTGGCCGTAAACCCATGTGGCCATGCGCGTATTTCCGACATCCCTCTTTTGCTTTGAGGCTCAGGACGCCGACATTGAGCGGCGCATCCTGACTGGCGGAGCGTCTCTGTCGGGGCAGGAGGATGTCACCTCAGCCGATGGCGGCGGGCGCTTCTTCGCCGAGTTCACGAACGCCTATCTCGATGAAGCAGATGTTGCTTTGGCTTGGCGCGGCATTGCGGCCACTCTGGGCGATGGCGTTGTGCCGGTCATTGTGCCGATTGGTGATATTCGCCACCAGTTCGGGCGCGATGTGCGATACCCTCGAACGGTCGGCTTTTGGACCGAGGCCGAATATGCAGTCGGCACCAGCCCGGTAAAGCTTTCGGCTAATGCCGCATTGCGCGCCACTACGCTCAATCTGACCCTGACGCATATCCCGGCACCGCTGCGGCAGGGTATGTGGCTGTCGATTGACCACACCGTCTTGCGCCACCGTGCCTATCGGATTGCCGAGGTAGTCAGCCAGACCGGCACTGCGGCGCAAATCACGATCACCCCGCCCTTGCGCGAAGCCGCGCTGACGAACGCGCCCGTTGAACTGGATGATCCGCGCTGCGTGTGCCGGGTCGATGGCACCATGCGCAGTCCCACGACTGGGGGATACGCTTCCGGGTCGGTGCGGTTCGTGGAGCACTTCCTTGCGCCCGGAGAAACCTACGCATGATGACCGCCGGAACTCTGGAACTGGTCCTGAACCGCTGGCAGCCGAATACGGTGACGGTGGGCTTCGTGGGCTACGACTTCACCGGAGCGACATTCAATGTGCAGCTTCGCCCCTACCGCGATGCACCCGATCCGGCGCTGCTGACACTCTCGAATGCGTCCAGTCCGTCCGAAGGTGTCTCGGTCACGGTGACCACCATGGATGGCATCCCGACTTCGGTTGTTGAAATGCGCTTTGCCGAGGCAACGGTAGAGGGCCTGCCTTTTACCAGCCCGGTTGGCACTGATTATTCGTGTGTATGGGATTTGGTCATCACGCCAAGCGGCGGAACCAAGGCGCGATGGGTTGAGGGGCCTGCAATCATCCATGGAGGTTCGACGCAAGTCTGATGGCCGATGCAACCGTCACTGTCGTTAACAAGACAATCAAAGTCGTCCCGTTTGGTTCGGACGCGCTGACGCCGATTGTCGCGCAGGCATCGGGCTATGCGGATGATGCGGAGGCGAGCGCCATTGCATCGGCAACCACTGCCACGGCTTCCGACGTATCCCGCCAGCGCGCCCAGAACGCGGTGCCGTATCTGTTGCGCTCCGATCTGCTGGCAGCAACCGGCATGGTCAACGGCGACACCGCCACCGTCACGGCAGACACCGGCACACATACCGCTGTTGCTGGCGAAGTTGCGCTTGGCGGTGGCGCTGCAACGGTCGGCGCTGCAATCCCGAACAACGGGCGCTACACGTACACCAGCGGCGCATGGTTGCGCACGGGCGATCTGGACAGCCAGTCGGCTACGGTGAATGCGGCGGCACAAGTAACGCTGGCCAACAACGCGGCGTCATCCGTATCGGCGCAAGCGGCGGGGATCGGTGTTGACGCCAGCACGATCAGCACTGTGACCTATGGCGCAGGCGGCGGCACGACTAACTGGCCGACCGGCGCACGGGTCATGGCGACCCAAAGGGCTGCTGCGTTTTTGGGCCTGCTGTCCGACGTGACAGTGGACCAGTCGGTGGCAGGCGCGACTGTAACGATCCACGTCCTGCGCCTGGCTGACGCTGCCGTGGTCAAGGTGTTTGCTGGGTTGACGCCTGTTGCAGGAGTTATCGCCGAAGCGCAATTCGGGGGCTACGTGATCCCGAAGGGGTGTACTGTGGGCTGGTATCCAGCGAGCGGCATTCAGAAATACGTGGCGGGATCAGAGGGGCTGCTGACGTGGCTAGTAGCCGATTACAACGGCACACCAGGCGACACCGTTACGGTTACGCGCAGCAATGCGAATAACGCAGGCATCACGTTCAAGGTTCGCGCCGTCGCGGAAACGTTGGCAGACGCGAACGCGCGCACCCAAGTCAGCCTTGGTGCAATGGCCGTCGCGCTGTCCAGCGAACAGCAGCGCGACGACGTGCTTTACACGATCGGTTCAACCGACCCGGACGCGGGCACGTTCGCCACCGGCACGGCTATCGCCATCGCGGCGCCGACCCTGTTTTCATCAATTTTCGAAACCATGGGGGTTCGCCTTTCCGCAGCTGGTGAGGGCCAAATCGTTGTGGTGGACAAGAAAACGTCCACCGTTGAGGCTGTCTGGCCGGTAACCGGGGCCGCCGGCCTTAACGCGTTCGCCATTCCGGGGCGCTACATTCTGAAACCCGGCCGCATGGTGCATTATCGTGACATCACGGGCGGCGGCGTCCGGTATGCTGCGGCAACGAACAGCGCCATCGCATATTTCACGGTTTCGGGCGGATCGGTTGTTGTCGGGCAGACGGTCACGATGTTGGGATCGAACGGCAACCAGCCCGCGATCTCGCTAAGCCTGCGCCGCCTTTCCCGTCCCGCGCCTGAACGCACCCCGGTTTTCCGGCAGCTTTTCGCAGGGACGACAGCGCCGGCTGACTGGACCGGCACCACCACCGCGCCGTTTTCGGTCAGCGCGGGGTTGGTCTGCACTGGAACCGGCGGATGGGCGTCGGTGGCGACCTGGAACTACAATTCGGGCATGCACCGCAAGACCCTTGCAGCGCGTGTTGTGATATCAGACGTTACATCATCGGGCGGCGTCATCACGACCGTGCAGGCATCGGGCAACACGGGGGCGCTGGTGTTTGATGGCACGGCCAACACGCTAAGCCTCTATTCGCGCCCCGGCACAGTCACGGCGGGGACGCTGATCAAGTCTGCGGCCATCCCGGCGCTTGTCTCTGGTCGGGCCTACCTGCTCGAAGTCATCCAGCGCGGTCTGTTTGTAATTGGGCGGTGGACTGACACTGTAACCGGCGCACGCACCATCGTGACGGCGGCGGCGCGGGAATACCGCTCTGACACCTACACCTTTCAGGGCAAGCCGGGATGGATGCACCTGATCGGCACGTACACGCTTGACTGGTTCGGCCTGACCAACGACCTGCCCAAAATCCTGCGCGCTGTCATCTTTGGAGACAGCAACGCCGAAGCCACCACCATTTTTTCGTCCACCGTTCTTGGCCGATCATGGGCTTATGACGTGGCTGACCGGGGTGCCATCGGTGTTTCGGCTATTTCTGGCTGCACTGCCCAGCAAGCCGTTGACCGCTTCACCGCTGACCTTGCACCGCACACGGTTGAAAAAATCATTTTCGCAGCGGGCACGAACGACACGACTAACGCCATTTTCCGCACAGCCGGGACCAACGCGATTGCTGCGGCGGGTTCGGCTGAACTGGTTTTTGTCACGCAAATCCCGCGTGTGTCTGGCGCAGGCGGCCAGCCCGTCCGCACGGCCAACAACGCTGACATTCGCGCCCGGTATTTTGGCGCATATCGCTACATCGATTTGGCCGTGGCGGTATCGTCTGGAAATGATGGCGTGACCAATGACACCACGTTGTCCGATGGCCTGCACATGTACTCAAACGGACAGGAAGTGGCGCACCAATGTGTGCTGGCCAGCCTCCCTGAACTGACCGACGCTTAACCGAAAAGGACTGACGATGCCCGATTCCAAAGTCTCCCGCCTCGCTGAACTCGGCAAACGCAAGGTGGCACTGACCGCCAAACTGGCCGAAGTGCATGCGGAGGAATGCGCCATCCTGTCCAAGCTGCTTGCCGACCATGGCCCCGCTGCCGGTGTGTCCGGGCCGATCATGACCGCAGCCAGCGAGCCTAAGACCAAATGACCGAGACGACGGCAGTTTATGCGGCCCAGCTAGGGCTATGGTGCCTTGCGGTGTGGCGCGTGGGCTGTCGTCCGTCCGTGCTGGCTCTTGCAGCTGCTATGACAGCATCCTGGCTGGTTGGGAATGCGCTCCACGGCACCGACCGCGACGTGGCAAATGCACTGCTGGATCTGGGTACGATCCTCGCTATCCGGGCGACCAGTTGCGGTGCGCGTGACAGGCAGGTTTGTGCCATCGCATTGGCCCTGATCGTCTGGCGATGCGTGTATATGGCTGGCCCGTATATCGATCATTACCCCTTTGCCGTCGTGGTAAATTGTGCGGTGGCTCTGCAACTGATCGTCGCTGGAGGGATGATGGATGGAGCGGGCCGTCGCATTGACCGTTGGGTTCATCGCCTACCTGATCGGGGCGCGCGCGCTATCCGATATGTGGCGTATTAGGGATGCCCGTGCCGTCCGAAAACTACGGGATGGGAGCCGACGCGGCTCAGATGATTAGCGGCGGCGTGTTCGCTGCTGGTGCGCGTGAGTACCTGCGTCCGGCGTCTGGCTGGCAAAAGCGCGTTCTGGCCGCTGGGCTTTGCTTGGGTGGCTCTCTCATGTTTGGCGATGACATGGCGGCTTGGTTTGGCCTGTCGCTGCAAGTGGCATCCGCGCTGGCTGGTCTGGTGTGCATCGGGCTGGCCGAGGGCGTCTTGAAGGCTGCTGACAAGATTGACGTGGCTTCGATGTGGAAGGGTAAGGCATGATGGACATCAAAGCCCTGCAAACTGCCCTGCTATCCAAGGGCTACGGCATTGGCACCGCCGATGGTGTGGCTGGTGCAAAGACATATGCCGCGCTCTTGGGCTATGCCGCAAAGCGGTCCATGACCGACCTGTTGCTGCTCGGCAAAGCGTGTGCGGTCTATCTGGATCGGCATGACATTGACACTCCGGCGCGTCTGGCAAACTTCATCGGTCAAGCCTGCCACGAAAGCGGGGGCTGGCGGTATCTGCGCGAACTGTGGGGGCCAACGCCTGCCCAGCGCGGATACGAAGGCCGCAAGGACTTGGGGAACACGCAGCCCGGTGACGGTCATCGCTTCATGGGGCGTGGCATTTTTCAGGTCACAGGGCGCGCCAATTATGCCGACATGGCTGCACGTATGGGCCTGCCCCTTACCGATACACCATCACTCTTGGAACTGCCTGACAATGCCGTCTGGTCGGCCTGCTTGTTCTGGCAATCGCGTGGTCTGTCTGCGCTGGCAGATGCTGGGCAAGAGGACGCCATCACGCGCCGGATCAATGGCGGGACCAACGGAATTGACGAACGAAGGGCTATCGTGGCCCGTGTGAAAGGATTGCTCACATGACCATCAAGAAGCTGATCGCATGGCTGAAAAGCCGGCTGACCGAACGCTCAACCTATGCCGGGATTGCCACCATCGCAGGTGTGGCCGGCGCTCATGAACTGGGCGCACAGATCAGCCAGGTTGGCGATGCCGTGGCCCTGATTGCAGGGACCGGCCTGATTGCCGCGACGACTTCGCCTGCGCCGGGTGATGTGGTTGGGGCGATTGGGGATCGGTTGAACCTTTAGGGAATTATATAGTTCATTCCCCCACATCGCCTTTGGCCTTCCGCTCCTCACGGTCCAAACGCTTGCGGACCTTCGTCGCGGCCTCGCCTTTGCCCTCGGGGCGGTAGGCTAGCACCCGCTCGGTGATGGCGTCCAGAGCCTTCAAAACCTCGGTCATGCGATTAAATCCTTGCAGGTTTAGCGTGGGCCGTCGTTGAGCCGCTGGATCATAAACCACGCCGATTTCTGGGTGATGCCGATCCGCTTGGCCAGTTGCATGGACGAGATGCCCTTGCGGGGAGTGTCCAGCAGATACATGGCGTGCAGATACATGGCGCAGAGCCACTTATGGAGGGGGATATGTGATCGCTCGAAGACCGTCGCGGTGCGAACGGTAAAATCCGATTTGCAGGCGTTGCACCGGTAGTAGCCACCCTTTCGGGTCGTGATGCGCTTGGGCTCCTCACAGGCCGGGCAGATGGCCCCTTCGGGCCATCGCTTGCCCTCCATGTAGACCCGCGCCGCCTCGGCATCGGGGAACATCTCGAAAAGCTGAACGGTGGAGATCGTGGACTTGCTCACTCTGCGTCGTCCGCACGCTTGGCTGTCAGGGCCAACTCGATGGCGGCAAAATATTCTTCTTCAGTCAGCTCCCAGGCCGCCATGTCTGTCGCGTCGGCAGGCGCGAGCAAAGCGGCTTCAAGTTCATTGACGCTGTTTTCGTAGCAGGCGGCGGCAAAGGTGTTTTCAGCGATGTAAGCCATTTCGTATCCCCTTGGCGCGGCTGGCCTTTCCAACCCCGTGAGTAGATATATACCCCCATCGCTTGAGGGAGTCAAATATATAATTCCCTAAATTTTGACGATCGACTGCCTACATCAAACCGCGTTGATGATCGTGGCGGGGGGTGTGGTGAGTCGCTAAGGGTGCCGGGGAGCGCGGTAGCATGTGCCGCCGATCTCACCCGGCTAGGGCCTTTCCGCACGATAGCGGCCTTGACTACCTAAGGCGTCGGTGAACCGACTGTGCGTTCGTCTCGGCCTGCCGCACCCTTCAATGTGACCGGCCTGCGGGTGCATTGCTTTTATCACTCAGGCGCGGGGGTGACAACATGCTGGGCGATGATGGTGGCCGGGTCTAACATGCTGATCGTTGTGCCCGGCTCATCCGGCCAAAGTGGCCTATCACCGCAGAACGCGCGGTAGTTCTGGCAGACTTCGACCGCCCACTCCAACGCAATCCTGGCACCTTCGATCATCGCGGCTTTGTGCGATTCATCGCCAACGATATACCGGACACCGCCGTCAAACGGGTATTCTGCCCACTCGCGGATGGTGCCGCTTTCACTGAATTGCACGTAGATCGTGGTTTTGGCTGGGGCTTGGTCATCCATTGCGCCAGTCTCCGTTTTCGATCGCGGCGGCAAAAAAGTCGGCGGCTAATTTGTGGGCGTGGGTCCGGTGCAGGCCCCGCAACCACTTCACCACATTTGCGATTGTGGCGGCTTCGGCTTGGGTGATCGCTTCGGCAATGATCCCTGCGGCAACATTTTCGTCACCCATGGCCCATTCCATCGCAGCGGCGTCCAGAATAGCCCGTGATTGCGGGGTAGCGGCGGCGGTCAAGCGAGCGTCTCTGTCTGCGGATTCACGGCCAGCGCGCACCAAGCTGGCGCATGGGCCTCCATCGCCCGCCTGCGCTTCATCAACCATGCTCGCCTCCTGTCAGTGCGTGGAGGGCTGCTTGGGCGAGGTCGTTCACTTCATCATCGGTGAGTTGCGCATCACAGACGATAGGTGCGCCGTCCCACAGATTAACCTTTCGGATCGCCCGCACCATCCGCTCAACCGCATCGTCAGGGACTTCGATCAGCTTGCCGGTGCGGGTGTTCCAGTCCAAAACCGCGTCGTCCGCTTCACGGCTCATTCCGGTGCGGCAGCAGCAGTTTGCGCAAACGACGTAGCGGTAGCGGTCATGCTCGCCGATATGGGGACGTCTGCCCCCGCAAAACGGACAAGGCTTGAGTGTCAGGCCGGTCATACGTCGCTCCTCAGGCTGGCGGGGTCGATGGCGCGGATTTGCCCCTCAATGCGAAGTGACTGGTCCCATATGCCCTGTTCTTCGTCTGTGCCGAATCGGCTGCTCCATGTTTTACGCATAACTTGGGCCTTGTCCTCCGCCTTCTCTAACCCAGCCTTAGCCCCGGCATCGAACGCCTCATGGATAATATTGGTCAGGGCTGCGTGAACTTCCCGTACGATGAAAGGATCGTCCATGTCGTAGATAGACATGCCAAAGGGTTTGAAGATCGCCTCTGCGTGCTTGGATAGGTCAGTCATGATCTTGTCCTTTCAGGTGAGCGCGGACGGATGGGTCATCATCATCGTCGGGCCATTCCGCATCGCAGACCGGGCAGCGCCAGTAGCCATGTGGCGGGCAATGGCTCTCGCAGTGGTCGCACCATTCATCCGCAGCGATCTTCGCAACGTCATCGGTCATGGCATCCGCCCGTGGTCTTCCAACTCCCGATCCGGTCCTTTCGCAGCCTCACACCGCTGGGCTAGGTCTGCGCGGGTCATACCCCCATCTCCCTACCGCGACGGATGGCGGATTCGACAAGATCGACAAGGTTGTTCGCAGCCGGATCATAATCCCATGCTTCCACCATGCGCTCAGCCTCGGCGCGGATGGGATCGACAGGCGGGGTTTCGTACTTGGCGATGGTGCTGGCGTGGGCCTTGATGGACATTTTGGCGTAAAGGCTATAGGAATTGCCTTGGTAGACATACCAAGGCATCCCGCTACGCTTGCACGCTTCTTTCAGTGCCCATTCGGGGATGGTGTCAGGGGTGTGCGTCATGCTTCACCTTTAGCTTTGGCGATGACCCTTTCGGCGTCCTGTCGCGCCATTGCGGAAAAGCCGGGAGTTGCCCTTGCTACGTTGACCATGAAGCCCAACGCAGCCAGCAAATCAGGCGCGGCGGCGATCAGGCGGGCGTTGGCCCACGTTTCTTCTTCGCTGCGGTACTTGGTTGGCCACGCTAGTTTGGCGAGCGGTGTTGGGTCGCCATCCACATCAAGCTGGGCGCAATCGATCCATGCGCACATGGGGTTGACTGCCCACGGTCCAGGTGTATGCGTCATGCGCCAAGCCCTCCGAAAAGGTTAGACAAACCACCGCAGGGCGCACGGAATCCCGTTGCGCATTCGCAGGGGGTTAGACAAATCATCTGCTTGTAATCGTTCATTTGCTTTGATCCTGCCGGGCCCACCACCCCCCACCATTCCGCTAACTTTTCCAACACCTTAGGAAAGGTTAGCCAATGGGGGATCGGGCTGGTTAGACAAACTCAGGGTTTCAGTTTCGCCAAGCGCTTGCGGCAACGGTCATAAATGCGGCGGTATTCAGCGTTCAACAAACGCCGGATGCCTTTCATCTCTGAAAGCCGTTCACGTTCGGCATCGTTAAGTACATCTTTCCATTTCATTCCACCCTTATGCGCCGGATTTCCGCTCTTGTGAAGTGGATTTTTCCGACCGCACAAGCGCCGCCATGGCCCTGTCGGCAAGCAAGACCTGCTCAGCCTCGCGGGTATAGCGCGCAACCTCGCTATCGGTCGTGTGGCCGGTGATGGCTTTAATCTGCTGGTTGGTGAGCCCTGCCTCTGCCATGCGGCGCGCGGCGGCTTTGCGCAGACCGTGCATCGGATAGCCGACGATCCCGGCGGCGCGGCATTTCTTCATAAACCACATGCCGAAACCGTTTTCAGCAAATGGCACACCGTATTCCGTGACCAGAAATGCGAGGTGGCCTGTCTTGGTCGCGGCAATGCTGGCGGCAAGCCTTGGGTGAATCGGCACGGCCATCGCCTTGCCGGTCTTGATCTGGCGCAGGCTGATCCGCCCATCTTTGATGTGCTGGGGCCCCATCAGGCGCAGGTCACTGCGGCGCTGCGCCGTGTAAAGGGCCAGGTCGAATGCAAGGCGCGCCATGGTCCCTATCGGCCACCGTGCTTCGAACATGGCGATCTGCTCTTCCTGCCACGTCTGGAAGCCGCCTTTGCGCGTTTTTAAGCCCTTTACGGATGCAACGGGGTTGTCAGTTCGCCAGCCAAGATTGATCGCCAGCGCAAACAACTGACCAAGCCTCTTGCGCAAGTTGTTGGCGGCGGTCGGGGTTTCAGCCATCTTGCCCATCAGCGTAGTGACGTGGCGGGCAGTCATGGTGGCGGCAGATCGATCGCCATAAGTGGTGCGAAACCGTTCGATGATGCCGCGATAGGTTTCCTGCGTGCTGGGGTTCAGGCGCGCCCAAGCATTCTCACGATAAAACCGGGCAATCAGGTCGTCAAAACTTCCCGGCTTGGCGCGGTCCTGTGCAATCGCTGGCTTGGCGTTCAGCCATGCGTAATAGGCTTCGGTGAACTCGGGTGTTCCGGGTGATGCCGTGACGTAGATCGCTGGCCACCCCTTGCGCCGCAACCGAATGCGGGTCTTGCCGTGGCGGTCTGCAAAGGCGCTGGCATAGGGTGGCAGGCTGGTCATCCGTCTAGGTCTCGCCATTCGTCCGATTCCCGGCCTTGCGTTGGAAGGCCGGGGATGATGACGATTTTGCCGCTGTGGTCTATCTCAATTCGTGCGATCTGAATGCCCGCACGCTGCACACCAGCAGCGGCGCGCCTGATATCGGCCTCTCGGAAACGTGCGGGGGCACTCATGCTGCTTCCTGCTCGGTTAGGAGTGTGCGGGTCATGTGGCTTCGCCGAACAGGTCACCGAGCGCAGCATCTTCCTTGGCGCGCGGTACTGGCATGGTGTGAGCCTTGGATAGCTGCTCCATGATCCAAGAAGCCGTAGCATCATCGATCTCATCATCGGTGCCGACGTGGCAAACCTCGCCGGTACAATCCTCGACCTGAACCATGTCCAATCCGGGTAGTTCGGTAGCAGACCGCGCCAGCGCCTGCACTTCGCGATAGCTGTATTCGGTGACGAACCGCGCACCGTTCGGATTGCTTGTCAGGTGGCTGGTTTCGTCCTCGACCTCGATCCACCAATCGAGTGTGCCGGGCCGCTTGCGCTCGATGTGGGCCAGCACCAGAAAGCCCTTGAGCATACAGGCATCGCAGTTGCCGTCGTGGTCGTCCAACCCAAGATCGAACCCCTGCGGAAGCGCATAGCGCCGGTCGGTGCCCCATTGGTTGCGACCCAGCCAGAACCGCATGACATGTGCCTTGATGACGCCAGCCAGCGCCAGAGGGCAGGTAGAGCGCCACCGTTCGGCACCGGAGGCATTGCGCATCACCTGCTTGAGCAAGCGCTTCGGTTCATCGGCGCGCAAACCCACGACATTGGTCCAGTGCGCATACCCGAGCGAGAGCATGTATTGCTTCATCGTCTCGATCTTCGCCTCTGCGGTGCAGAAGCGGGTCACGGCGTTCGGCAGGTACTTCTTTCGTCGGAAAATTGCCCGCAGCGGTTCACCATTGCGGGACGCGCTGTTGTAGCCGACGATCTCGAACCGATCCTCGGTGGCATGGCCGGCACCGGCCCGCCATTCTAGCCAGACGATGTGGATGCCCCAGCGTACTGCGCACTCATGGATGAAGCGCAAAGTCTCCTCGCTCTCCTTCCCTGTGTTGGCGAACACCACATGCACGTCAGCAGGCAGCACGCCACCATGTGCCCACAGCACACGGAACAGCATGTAGGCGCTAGTGCGCCCGCCGCTAAAGGATATGAGCGTGGGGCCGTGGCAGTAGAATGGATCGGTAGGATAAGCCTCTGGCCATACAATCGTACCGTCCTCGCGACGCGGAATAATCTTTGGCGGCGTGGCCATGCGTCAAAACTCCAAACCGGGCACAATGGCGAGCGTCCCGGTAGTCCCCGGCTCGTCGGGGTGTTCAAACTGGTTCGTACTCACGGATTTCAAACGGATGCGGCGGCGAACTGATGCGCCCTTCCAATCGCGGTCGGGCGCAAAGATTGTCAACCAGCCCGGCTGAGCAGCCCCAGCGCGCAGCAAGTTGCGGGACCGAGAACGGCGGCGGGGTGGCCGGAGAAGGGTGAGAGGCGATCATGCCGCTTCTCCCGTTTGCCCAAGCGCCTCAACCGCAGCGGTGATCCGCCGCACAGCCGTCTCGAAATGCTGCGGGTTGTGTTCAATGCCGGTGAACCGCTTGCCCGCGCGCACCGCCGCAACGCCCGTACTGCCGGTGCCCATGAACGGGTCGCACACCGTTTCGCCAGCCACGTTGCGCAGGATCTTGTCCATCACTGCATCTGGCTTCACGGTTGGGTGGCCATAAGTCTTGCTGGCCATCGTGCCGGCCGTGATATGCCGGTGCTTGTCGTGATGGTCGCCCTGCGGATGGTAACCCCGGTTCCATGCGTGAATGTACGGCTCTGTGTCAGCGAGGTAGTGCTTGTTCGCCATCGGCGATGGATTTGGCTTGTGCCAGGTGCAGAGCGCAAACCGATGAAACCCGCCGTTCAAATAGGCCAGCAAGGTTGGGAGTTGGTCCTGATGGCAGAAGACAACCGCAGCGCCGCACAGCAGCGGATTGACGATCGCCTGATCAAAGCCACGGTCTAGCTGCTCTTCGACAATCTGATCACTGGCACCGCGTGCCTTGCGGAACGCGCCGCCGCCCGAGTTGTTGAACAGGTACGGCGGATCAAGCACGTCTGCGTCCATGAAGCCCAGCGTGGGCCGGATGGCATAGGCATCGCCAAGGTAGAGCGTGGCAGGGCCGATGGTGATTGGCGTCATAAAATCACCTCATACTCACGGATTTCAAACGGATGCGGCGGGCTGCTAATCCGCCATTGCGTTGGCAGGCGGCCACCAGCAGCGGGCCAAGGCGCGTGCCCGGCTGCGCGGCTCGACCAGCCATTGAACAGCACAACATGGACTGCGCGCGTGCCGACGACTTCGCCAGTTTCAGGATCGATCGCGTAGCAGTCGTCGGGCACATGGCCGGTGCCGGGGTTTGCGGGCATGTCATGCTGCCCTCGCTTCCTGCACGGCAAGCAATGGTCCCCACTGCGTTGCCATGGCCGCCGCGATGCCCGGAAAGAACCGGCTGCGCTCCTTGGCCCGGCCAACACCCGGAGGCATACGATGGACCCGTTCGATTGGCTTTGCATCTAGCGCCAGCCCAAGGCCAGTGCGCACCGCGTCTAGCGTCGAATAGGTCGGGATAAGCGGCGGTAGATCGCGCAGCCACAAGCAGGTGCGCTTGCTCTCCCAATCGCCATATTGCCACGGCTGCACGCTTTGCGCGGCGGGCTGGTAGTTCGTGATGCGGGCCTTGGCGTGCTTATGCATGACCGGGTTTTCGACCGCCACGCGCGGGATTGGCGCATTCCAGAGCGTCGAGAACAAGTCTGCGCCTTCGTCCAGTTCGCGCCAAAGGTCCGCGCTGGTGCGCCCAGGCGGCGGTGTGGTCAGCCAGCGCACGCCAGAATTGCACAGGCGCGTACATGGCGGGTGCGCTATAATAAGCATGTCCCAGCCCTCGCCCAGCACTTCCCGCACGTCAGCGGTTATGTGGTGGTTGCTGCCATCCTCGGCCGGAAGCAGGTCGCAGGACCATGCATCGAAACCGGCTGCGGTGAATGCTCGGCGGACGGTGCCGCTGAACTCGCAACCGATCAGGACACGGGCTGTCACGCCGCAACATCCTCTGCCACAGCCACCGGCCCGACTTCGGCAACGACCTGCACCACCAAAAAGCGGCTATCGGGATGCGCGGCGCTCAGGCGCTCTGCTTCTGTCTGCGCTGATTCCAGCGACGGATGACGGTAGCGCGGCAGCTTCTTGCGGGTACCGGGGATCATCGTGTCGGGGTGGCCATGGCGCCTGCGCCAGACATAGAAGGTGTCGGTCATGGGATTTGCTCCGAATAATGGGTTACGCGGCGAAGGCCTCAACAGCCTCGCGCAGTTGTTCATCTGAAACCGGCAGCCAGAAGCGGATCACCGCTGCGATGGCTCGGCTGTAAAAGGCTTCGAAATCATCCTGCCCCATCGCGTCAAAGGCGATGCTGTCAGGCATAAACAGTTCGCGCTCTGCCCTGCCGATCTTGACCCAGCGGCCATGGCCGGTCGCAGCCTTGATCGCGGTCAGAGCGTCTTCGGTGCTGGAAAAGTCTTCGGTGTTGTCCACCAGCACGCCAAGCAGGGCGAACAGCTTGCGATGATGGCCGGGGTTGCGCGGGCGTCTGCCTTTCAACTCAACCACCTGGCCTAACTTGGTCTTGGTGTGAAACTCTTGCGCGGCCTTGCTGACTGGCTGGAAGCCGTTCAGGGTCTTGCGGAAATGGTTGGGGGCGGCGCGGCTCATGCTGCGGCCCTTTCCAAACGAATGCGGCGGATTTCCTGCGCCTTCGGGCTGGCCGTGGCGAAGGCGTCAATCAGCGCCTCAACGTCCACACCTGCCCAGAACGTGCGCTCTCCGACCTCATGTTGCCGGGTATGATGATCCCGGCACAGACTTACTGCCCGCCAGTCATCCGGCTTTTGCCCCATGCCTGCGCCTGATCCGAAGCGGACGTGTGCGGCTTCAATGGGCATGGCGGGGCAGCCATCAACGCTGCATTGGTGCGAGCGAACAAACGCTAGGTGCGCAGGCGAGCGCCACCGGCTGTCTGTCTTGGTCTTCTTGGGGGTGCGAGGTGGAAGCATTGACCTAGATCCTGTGAAATGTTGGCAGGCGTTCCCACCCGGCATGCCAGCGGGTATTCCACGCGGGGTCCGAACACTCCCCGCGACGGGAACTGGTCAGTGCATTCCGCGACTGGAAATAAATGGGATATCGTCGTCTAAATCGTCGGCGAACCCACCGGCATGACCGCGTGATCCATCCCCGCCGCGCGGTTCATCGCTGCCATAGGGCTGCTTGCGCTCACCACGACCACCGCCCGGCGCATCGCCTTGCAGGGTCACATGATCGGCGCGGCATTGCAGGTAGGTCTTGCCGTTGTGTTCGCGGGTCGAAAGTTCGCCAGAGACGGCAACTTTGGTGCCCTTGCGCAGAATGCCAGACAGGCCTTTTGCGCCCGCACCCCACTTCGACACGTCAAGCCAGACAGTGGACTTGCTGTCCCCATATCCAACCGTAACAGCCACGGGGAACGAGCACAGTTCCTTGCCGTTCTGAGTGGTCTTGAACTCGGCATCGCGGCCAAGATTGCCTGCGAGAGTGACGATAAGCATTATGCGACTTTCTTGATTTCGGTGATGGTGAATCCGGGAACCGCGCGCAGGCCATTGCGCACGTCTTCATCGGCAAGGCTCTGCAAGAACGCCTTGACCCGATCGGGCTTGGTCTTGAGGTAGTGGCGCAGAGCATCAGCCCCGCCGCCTTCGATCATTTCGGCGGTCCAGTAGGAGCGCAGGCCGATCGCGCGGGTTTCGCCTTGGGCTTGCACCTTTTCGCTCGAAACGCCCTTCGCCTGCTTGAGCAAGGCTTCGGCCTCTGCAAGCATGTCGTCGGCGCGGTCCATCGCGGTCAGATCAGTAGCCTGCTTGGCCTCAGCCCGGGCCGCCAGCGCCTCAGCCGCCGCAACCGCCGCCGCTTTCGCCGCCGCGCGTTCCCGCTCGCGCCGTTCGTCATCCAGCTTGTTCAACCATGCTGTCAGCAGGTTGCCCAGCGCGGCCACGGCCTTTGATGCGCTGCCGGGGTGCTTGTTCTTCAATGGCGCGATGTATGCGTTGTAGCGATCCTGAATTGCCGCGATCTGTTCATCAAGCGGGCGCTTTTCCTCAACGCGGGCGGCATCCGCTGCGGTGATAGCCTGCTGCAGTTGCTGGCGCAGGCGGCCGATTGTGTCGGCCTGCTCCTGGCTGACGACGTTGACGCCATCAGCCCAATTACCGGCCTCGGTCAGCAAGTCATCCAGATGCGCCTTGATGGCATCCCATGTGCCCACCTTCGGAGCGTCTGGTTCCAGTGCTGGCCCACCGTTATCGCCAATCGTGGCCGTTGCGTGTTCCTCGGCCATGCGTGCGGCGTGTACCTCAAGCGCTTCGATTTCGGCGATGCGGTCAGGTGCTTCGCGGCGCAGCTTGGCTGCAGCGGTGGCTGCGTGCTTGCCGTTCATGCTGGCGATTTCGACGGAGCCCTTCGACCCCTTGTAATGCGTGGTCATCAGAACGGCACCTCATCCTCAAGGATTTCGCTAAAGTTGGTGGTTGCAGCGGACCTTGCCTTGGCGTCGGATTCCTCCTTGGCCTTTTGCGCAAGTATCCCGCTCAGCCCCTCAATCGCGTTCGCGTACTGGTCCTGGTTGAGGTGGCGCAGGTTCTCGACCTGATACTTTTTGAGCAGGCCGCCGAGTTTGACGCCCGTCGCTTCCACCAGCGCGATCAGCCGCGCCCATTCGGCATCCGGCATCTCGCGCGCCGGCGCTTTGTCGGCGTTGGCCTTCGGCCGATCGGCATCATGCTGGACCTGTTCCGCTTCATCATCGGCGTGAAGGTCGCCCTTGTGCCAAAGATCGAGCGCTGCACCGAAGCGCATGGCTGCATTGCGCAGCGCGTCCCCGATGATTTCCTTGATGGCATCGCCGCCGGACTTGCCATCAGCCGAGCCAAAGCCGATCCGGGACATGCCGCAGACGGTCAGCTTGATCCACATGCCGTTTCCGGGGTTCGGCAGACCGGGGGCAACGTAGGGCTCCCAGTTCCATTCCGGATCCACGTCAAGCAAGCGATCGGTCAGCGCGGCATGCCCAACGTAATCGAGATGCACCGCGTTCTTGTGATGCATGCCGCCGCACTCGGCGCATTTCCAGACGATCAGGCTCTTGTCAGCCTTGCGCGCGTCCGCCTGCGCCTTCGTTTCCTTGGGCAGCTTGCTGATATGGTTCGCGGGAAAGGGCATCCGCAGCAGCTCAAGCCCCGTGGACTTCACGGGCTGAACTTCGATCTTGGTCTGTGCGTTCACTTGCACATCTCCTGAGGTTCGCGGCGGCTTGCCAGCCAATCAGACAGGCCGGCGCGCATGCGAGGGGGTGCGGCAACATGAGCGGGAACGCGCACATTGCGCCCGCTGTCGTCGCGGATGATGCGGGTTGCCGGGCATGTGATGCGGGACGCGGCCATCAGCCGAACACCGCCCAGAATGCCACGGTCCAGACGACCAGACAGAAGCTGCCCAGCACCGTGCCCAACGTGAGGCGCTTCATGGAAACGCGCTCGTGGCGGATGAAATTGCGCCACTTGGCCACGGTCGAACGTTCGCGGTGTTCGGCATCCCATCGCGCCTGTGTGGTGCGCGGTTCATCCGACCAAACGCCGAAGTCGTCAGCCTCTGCCAACAACTGCCAATAACTGCCAATAACCTCAGGCGTGCGGTCGCGGATCGGGATGGGGTGATTGTGAATGGTCACTTCGCTGCCTCCAATTCCGCAAGGCGCTTCATGTCGGCCAGTGCCTCACCGTTGCCGCAATAAAAGCTGGGGAACTTGTCGAGCGTCGGGTCACTGGCGAGATAGATCAGTGTCGCAGCGGCAGGGGTTCCAATTTGCTTTTCCAGTGCCTTGCCTTCATCACCAGCCAATTCAACGACCCAGCCCGCGCGGCAATGCGTTGTTCCGCAGGTGTGCCAATCACTCATGTTGAGCGCGCCGGGTTGTGATGCCGCCTCATAAACACGCTGGTGAATTTGAGGGATGATGGGGGCACCGCTCAGGTTGGCACCGCGCAGGTTGGCATCGCTCAGGTTGGCATCGCGCAGGTTGGCACCGCGCAGGTTGGCACCGCTCAGGTTGGCACCGCGCAGGTTGGCATCGCTCAGGTTGGCATCGCTCAGGTTGGCATCGCTCAGGTTGGCACCGCGCAGGTTGGCACCGCGCAGGTTGGCACCGCTCAGGTTGGCATTGTTATCGCGCGCCCATTTGATTGCCAGCCCGAGTTTAACACTCAGCGTCATGTCAGGCGTAACGGTAATTTCTGCGGTAAACTGCACATCGTCAGTCCAGCGGTTGCGGACGGGGTATTGTTCGATAGTCATGGTTCAGGATTCCCAGACTGCGGATTGCATGGCATCGATGCGCGCCATCTCGGCGGAAAACGCGGCGTGATTGGCTCGTGCCCGTTCGTCGATCCGGCGCAGTTCGGCTAGCGCGGCGTCGATCTGGGCAAGGCTGCGGTCGCAGGCAGCGACGAGGTTGTGGGTCGCGGCGGCGGGGTTCATGCCGCCACCTGTTGCGCCAGAGCATCGACCACCTGCGAGCGGATCAGCGCCCATTCGTCCGACGTGTCGCGATAGGTTCGGTAAGCAGCGTTTCCGTTCGGATCACCCCAGAGCGCGCCCAGAACGTCCTCAGGCGAGGCAGTCAGCACGTCCATGCGGACGGCCATGTCATCGCCAGCGGCAGCGAACGCAGCGGCGAAAACGCCATGCAGCGCAGTGGCCACCGGGCCGGTGAACTCTGCCCAGCGGTCAATCGTGAGCGGATAAGCCTTGCTGAACGATGCCTTGTCAGGGCGTCCAGAGGCGAGAATATCGAGAGCGGTGTCGCTCAAGTACCAGAGTGCGGGAACCATCGGGTTTCTCCATCGGGCCGACTGTGCGGCTGATGGGGAATGATTATGCGATTATCGCAACTATCGCAAGCGTAAAATGCGATGATCGCAATTTTTATCATGCGATTGTCGCAAGTGGGTGATTCGAGCCTGCGCGACGCGCACAAAAAAGCCCGCCGGTTAGGGCGGGCTGGTATGGGGCTTTGATGTTGGGTTAGGCGGCGAGCAGTTCGCCTTCGGTTACACGTTTGAATGACATTCGTTCGCCTGCCATTGCCAGCAAGTTGAGCATATCAGATGGCCAACGGTCAGCTTCGTCGTAGACTAAAATTGGCCTGGCCGTACTGCCCGCCGCGCGCACAGCATCCATACTTTTCATGATGGATGAATTGACCGATGATGCATCGGGGCGAACGGCATCGACCAGAATAACGCGCTCTTGGTGCTGCAAGCCAAAATCGAATGTCTGTTGGCGCGAATGACCTGCGAACGGGTATTGCGTGCGGCCAGCAGGGAACCGGGCCTTCAAGGCATCACGGACACGAACATCAAGCGGCAATCCGAGGCGCACTTTGGAATGGGACAGCATGAATTGAGCCGCGCGCAAGCTGGCGTCAGCGACCAGCGCCACACCTGCGCCGACATGCGCCGGCTCAACTCCATCGCGGAAAATCTGGCCTTCTGGGGTCAGGCGGAATTTCGTTTCGGCAAGCATGGTGCGCACTGAAGTCTGATTGCGACATTCCGCGCCGTGGCAGGCCAGTTCGTCAAAAGCAGCGCCATCGTCATGCATGTGCAATAGCCCATCGCGAAGCTGAATATGCACGCGGATCAACATGCCCGAAGGCATCATCGTATCGGCAAGCACGCTGTAGCCATCGTGGACTTGCGTGAAGTCACGCGAAGCACAAAGCGCCGCCTTGATCTCCTGCCAGTCCATCAGAAAAGGTCTCCCTGTCCCGGCCATATCACCGGAAGCTACGCCGGGGATTCTATGCCTACTTCGGACAAAAACCAAGCGAATGCAGCATCGCGCGAATGCAAGCGGTCTGGAATTGGGACCGCAAACGGAAGGGTTTGGCGCAATCTTGCCCGCAAATGGCTGTTGTCAGCCCAGCGATGAAAGTGCGGGACCGTGACTGTTTCGCCGGTCAATTTGTTGCGGTGGCCATTGCCGATGCACAACCGTGTCACGCAATCCGGAGTAAGCAGAACAATAATCAAATCGTTGGGCCGCGTTGTGCGCACTGTGATTTCGAGTTCCGGATGCGCCAATCTGCCATTTACCTCGATCGGTAACCGCGCGCGCCGCTCCCCATCACGTGATCCGACCTCGCGCCATTGTGGCAGCGCAGGCAACCTCTTGGCGGGAGCATTGAAGAAGTCGGTTATCTCATCGACGGTCACACGGCACCCTCACTCATAACCCACCCTCACTGCTGGGAAGCCTGATTAGACGAAATTGCATCGCGGATTTTCTGATTCCGATCCTGCCGCATCATGCGTTCAAACGTATTCCCAATAGGTGGGGCATCTGTCGCCATCCACGCCCCGGAGCGTAAGGGGCAAGTTCATGGGTGCTAAAGCCGCCTTGCAAACCAGACAGGGCGCCCGCGAATGGTCGCCTCAGTTTCTTCTATCTCGTATGACGAATAGCGGGGGTTTGCGCTGAACACCCGATACCATCCTCGGCGATTGGGCACGCGCTCTACCAGCTTGACGACATAACCGTCCTCATCCCACAGCGCGAATGGTCCTGGTTGGCGGGGATCACGGTCGCGCCGATCAATCAGGATTTGGTCACCGTGGCAGAAGTCTGGCTCCATGCTATCGCCGCGCACATCGATCAATTCGAAGTCACCGGCCCGGCCATGTAGCTGATCTTCAATCAGGTCGCGCGGTAGCTTGGCGACTGCTTGTTCGCCAACACCGTTGCCGCCGCCGCCCATGCCCGCAAATGATGGCAGTACGGCGATATTGACGTATGCAGGCTCTCTGCCGGCTGGTGGAATGTCGGGGTGCTCGGTGCTGTTGTCATGGTCAGCAAGTAATCGCGCCAGCTTCAAAGCTTCTTCGCCTCGCCATCGCCGCTTGCCTGCGAAGACTTTTGATACCTTGTCAGGTTCGATGCCCAGCGCCTCCGCCAGATCAACCTGACGGATGCCGCGTGCCTCTAGGCGGGCTTTCAGTATCTCTATGTCCACACCACCTTTTGCGACAATCGCAACGGGTGCGCAAAAGCGATTATCGCAATTTAAAGCTTGCGATTTTGTTGCGAATGTCGCAAGTGTCATCGCATGAACACCGACGCGACCACAATCATCGACGCACTTGGTGGCACCAGTGCTGTTGCTCGCATGATCGAGGCTCCAATCTCGACTGTCCATAGCTGGCGGCGCATTGGAATACCGCGATCGCGGCTGGCCCATTTGCGGATGGCGGCAAGCGTCAAGGGCATCACTCTGCCCGACGCAGCCTGACCCATGGCCCTAGCCGCATCCATCATCATCGGTTTTGCCGTCGCTGCGACCGTCACCGGAGGCATCGCGCTGGCTAACTGCATTGCCGACTGGATCGACAGCCGGTGGGAGTGACCCCGGCCCACCACCTCCCTGCCGTGCGCATCCCCCCATTTTTTGGGCGCACGGTCACTGCCCCCGGCGTTGTCTGGCCCGTCGTAAGCGCGGCGTCGGGGGCTTTTTCTCCTTTTCATGGTGCGGATCATACCGCCGACACGGAGGCAAATCTTGTCTGACATTCCTTTGCCCGGTCAGGATTCTATCGCAGCGCAGCGCGAATTGTTTCGCCTCGCTGAAAAGGAATGCGGCCTTTCAATCGCCGTTTTGGCGGCACGTTCGCCCCTCAACGCCAGCACCATGAAGAATTGGCGTAACGGCGCTGCAATGCCTGCATGGGCGCTGGGCGCACTTGGTTCCGCTGGCGTGCCGGATCATCTGCTGTCGTTGGTCATGGAGCCGTTCTGCAAGCATGTCAGCAGTGATGAAACGGACGATGGCGACTTGTCCAAGCTGGGCCGTGAAGCCGCGCACTTTGTTGCCGATCTGGCCGATGCCGATGCCGATGGCGTGCGTGATCATGTCGAAGTGTCCCGCCTGAAAGACCGTGCCCGCTGCGTTGCTGGTTTGGCGCGAAAGGCTGCGGCATGAGCAAATCCTGCACAGTCAACGAGGCGCAAAGCTTCGTCCGCGCCGCCGTGCCGGGTCACGAACTGATATATTTCATTGCGGACAACGCGGACGGTTATCGCGGGCTCGATTTTAGCCTCAAGGTTGCACCAAGTCAGACCCTGCGCACCGTGGTCAACATCATGCGCCGCAACGTCAACAACGGCTTTGTTGACCTGGTGCAGCGCCGCGACGGTCATCGCACCTACTACCTCGCCCGCTGGCGTCAGCGCCGCGCCCGTGTCTCCGGCTTCTTTGAGGTGATGTGATGCAGGCCGCAATCACGATTGAGCTGCCGCGCCATGTCGTAATGGCAAATCTTTTCCGCGATGGCGTGCCTGTCCCTGACATCGCAGATCGATTTGCAGTGCAAAGGTCTTCTGTTTACAAGGCGTTGCGCCGTGCAGGGGCTTTGCCGCCGTATGGAACGCGGATGATCTCACGCGTCAATTCCACAACGCCAAGCAATCCGATCCGCGCCGAAGAACTGCCCCGCGTTGATCGCGATCCATGCCCACGCTGCGAAGTCCGTGGTGACATCGGCTGCAAGCATCGGAGGCCATCGTGGTGAAGGCTATGCAGGCACTGGCAGCACGACAGGCCCGCGATGCAGCCCGCCGCCGGATTTTGGACGATGCGCGCCAAGCCATCAAGCTGGGCAAGCAGCGCGGCTGGATCATGCGCGAATTTGCGCTGTCACCGACTGCTTATGAGCAGCTTGCCGGTCATGTGCGTGCGGGGTGGCAGGCATGATCGGTTTGCGCCGCATATTCGGCCGCAAGCCTCCGACCGTGGCCGAAGCTGCCGCCGTTCTGTCGGCTCATGCTCACGACAACCAGCGCGCCCGCGTCCGCGCAATGGCCCGCCACCTGCGCCAGATCACTGGCCAACCACCCCATCCACACCTGGAGGACTGAACATGCCTGAGACCACCGACGACCGCCTGCGCCTTTTGCTCGAACGGATCGAGCGCCTTGAAGACGAGAAGAAGGGCCTGAGTGACGACATTCGCGACGTGTACGCCGAAGCCAAGGCCACCGGCTACGATGTCAAGATCATGCGCCAGATTGTCCGCCTGCGCCGCATGAAACCCGACGACCGCCGCGAGATGCAGGCCGTGCTTGACGCCTATTGCGCCGCGCTGGGCCTCGACTGACGATGATCCGCGTCTTTGTCCCCGGCCAGCCAGTGGCAAAAGGTCGTCCCCGCGTAACCACGCGCGGCGGACGGCCCGCTACCTACACGCCTGCCAAGACCGTCGCATATGAAGGTCTGGTAGCGCACGCGGCTGCGCAGGTGATGGATGGCGCGCCGCCGTTGGAAGGGCCTTTGCGGCTCGCAGTGACTGCCCGTTTCCAGCTACCAAAGGCAGCCAGCAAGGCCCGCCGTGCGCTCGCTGCCACTGGGCAAGACTGGCACACCGCCCGGCCAGATGGCGACAACGTGCTCAAAGCTGTCGGCGATGGCTTGAACGCAGTGTTGTGGCGGGACGATTCTCAGATCGCCGAGGCGTCAATTCGCAAGATTTATAGCGAAACGCCGGGCCTTGAAATTGAGGTGAGCGCGCTGTGAGCGAGCCTGACGCAATCAAACTTGAACGCGACGCTGTGCTTCGACTGGAGGCGGCAATCGCTACGATCAAAGCCGATCTTGGATGGTACTGGCATTGGGGTGATGGCCGAGGCGCTTTCGTCCTTGAGCAACTTGCCGCAGCCGTCCGCGAAGAAGGTTATTGCTGGCCTGATGATGACTTTGCGCGGATCGCAAATCAGCGCCGGAAAACGCCAATCTCGCGCGCATTGGCAAAGAAGGTTTTTGAGCGGGATGCCTACCGCTGTGTGACCTGTGATGGATACAGCGATTTAACCTGCGACCACATCATTCCTGAGAGCAAGGGTGGTCCAACTACTTTTGAGAACCTGCAAACCATGTGCCGCCCTTGCAATTCGCGAAAGGGCAATCGCGTATGACAATTACTATCGAGCAAATGGAGTTTCTTGCCGCGCGCGGGCTATCGATCGCTGACGTGATCGAGTTTGCCAAGTTGTGCGAAAAGCCCGCGCGCTCGGCCAATGCAGAGCGGCAAGCCCGGTTCCGTGAGCGCCGCAAGAATGGTGAAGGCGTTACTAGTAACGTTACTGATAACGTCACCGACGTAACGGCGGGTTCCCTTTCCCTCCCCCCCAATGAAAATATATCTAACCC